CTCGGTGCGGATGCGTCGAAGATCAAGGTGCTGTTCGGCGACATGGCCATGGCGGGTGCCCTCGGCCTGCGTCAGGGCTACGCCCTGCGTGTCAGCCAGGAGCGGCTGGTCGAGTACGACCAGACCCTCGTGACCGGCATCGTGCGTGCCAATGCGGTGTTCCACTCGCTCGGCTCGACGACCGAGGCTGGCCCGGTCATCGCGCTCAAGACTGCGGCGTCCTGAACCTAGTTCCATCCACGGAGAACTGCTCCCATGATCCAGATTGCGGCAACGAAGACGGACGCCAAGGCGGCGGCGAGTGTGGCGGCCTCGGCCACCCACAGCCACGAGATCGACACCCTCGGCTTCGAGTACGTTTCCATCGACGTGGTGTACTCGCCGTTCACGGCGACCACCAGCAATGCGGCTCCGGTGCTCCGGCTGACGCAGCACGACGTGACCGGCACCGGCCAGACGAACATTAGCGGGTTCGTGGGCGGCACCGACTTCACGGTGGCGGCTGGCACCACGACCGGGGCGGCGGTTGGGCACGTCGCCCGGTTCAATGTCGATATGCGTGGCAAGCGTCGGTACCTGACGCTCTACACCTCGCCGGGCAACACGGTTGCCATCTCGAGCGTGGCCCGGCTGGGCCGTGCCGAAGAGGCTCCGTTCTCGGCGGCCACGAAGAACGTCGGCACGCTCGTCAGCGGCTGAACGCTTGACACATGCGGCACAGTGGACGGCTGGCAGGGCTCTACGCTCTGCCAGCCGTTTCCATTCGAGGGGCCACCATGCTCGTCCGTGTCGGTGACACGCAGGTAGATATCCGAGTCGAGGCCGTGCTGTCGATGCCCCGGCTGGGGTTCACCAGCAACTTCTTCGCCTGGGCTCAGGCCCTGATGCCGCTGGGCATCCGGCCGACGCTGGGCACGGGCTGCTTCTGGGATCAGGTCAACACCCGGGTGTTTGAGCAGTTCATCGACAAGGCCGAGTACCTGCTGGCCATCGATTACGACACGTTCTTCACCAAGGAAGACGTGGAGACGCTCTTTGCCATGGCGATGACGTTCCAGTGCGATGCCATTACCGGGCTGCAAACCAAGCGAGAAGACGGCCGCCCCATGCTCACGCTCAAGGGCACGCTGGAGGCACCGCCGGAGGCTGGGCACACAAGCCTGCCCCCGTCGTGGTTTGCCGAGCCGATTCAAGAGGTGGACACGGCCCACTTCGGCCTTACGGTGATCAGCACGGCCGCACTCAAGCGAACCAAGAAACCGTGGTTCTGGTCGAAGCCAGACCCCGAGGGTTCGTGGGGCGACGGCCGGCTAGATCCCGACATCTGGTGGTGGAAGAACTGGCGAGAGAGCGGCAACCGGATCTTTGTCTCGCCCCGTGTCGTGCTGGGGCACGGCGAGTACGTCGTGACGTGGCCGGGCCGCAACCTGACCACGCCCGTGTTCCAGTGGGCGAACGAGTTCACGTCCACGAGCAAGCGGCCCGAAACTGCATGGAGGGTAGGCGAATCGTGAAGATAAGGATGATGATGAGTTACCGGCACTACAAGCGTGGCCAGGTGCTGCCGGACGTTCCCGACGGCATGGCGAACGATTGGATCAGCCGAGGCATCGCCGTCGAGGACAAGCAGCAGACCATCGAGACGGCGGCCATCGAGCACCGGGCCGAGACGGCCGACGCCACGCCCAGGAAACGAGGACGCCCCCGTGCAGTACCGCAGCCTGACCAGAGCGACGCCGCCGGCGGTTGAGCCCGTCTCGGTTTCCGAGGCCAAGGCCCATCTGCGTGTAGACATCAGCGACGACGATTCCTACATCTCCACGCTGATCACGGCGGCCCGTGAGTGGTGCGAGCAGTACCTGGACCGCACGCTGATCAACACGCAGTGGACGATGCGGCTGGACTCGTTCCCGTACGAGATCGAGCTACCCCGGCCGCCGATTGCCACGAGCGGCACGACCACGGCGGTGTCGCTCACCTACACGCTGGGCGACGACTCCACGGCCACGCTGTCCACGACGGCATACCGGGTGGACCGCACCTCGACGCCTGGCGTGGTGCGGCAGCTGCGTGCCGGGACGTGGCCGGCGAACCTCGACGACTACAACGCCGTGGCTGTGACGTGGTGGGCCGGCTACGGGGCCAGCGGCACGAGCGTGCCAGCCGCCATCCGCCACGCCATCCTGATGCTCGTGGGGCACTGGTACGAGTCACGCTCCAGCGTGCTCACCGGCAGCATCTCAAAAGAGATTGAGTTCGGCGTCAAGTCGCTTCTCGACTCGCAACGCTGGGGATCGTACCGATGAGCGTTGAAGGCCGCATCACGGTGGACGCCTTGTTCCACGACAAGGACGGCACCAACGCAATCAACGTGTTGTCACTAGCGCGGTCAGGATCGGCGCTGCAAGGCAAGTGCGCCTATGTGTCTGGCATTGTCGGCACCGCCGCAGTAACGGTTGCAGTCAGCCCCAGCACGTATCGAGATTCCTCCGGCAGCCTTGTGTCTTTTACTGACGTGGAGCGTGTCGTTTTTTCCTGTAGCACCAGGTGCCAAGTGGCAGAGGTTTCTGGCAGTGCGTTGTCTATCTGCCCAGCCAATCACGCAATTGTTCTTGGTACTGAGCAGGGGGGCCTCGACGGCATCGTGGTTGGCCCGCTGGGGGCTGGAACGGCTTCGTTTGAAATGGTGCTATACGGCGTATGAGCATCGACGGCCGCATCACTGTTGACGCCCTCTTCCACGACACGTCTGGCACGGCCAGGCTGAAGGTGCAGTCGTTGCAGTCCGTCACCGGGTACACGTCTGGCGAAGTCGTGGCCGTCACCGGCACGGCTGGAACCTCGAGCGTGTCCATCAACTTCGGCACGTACCGCAACGCCGCCGGCTCGCTGGTGTCGCTGGGCTCGCCGCTGAAGTTGGCCTTTTCGTGGAGTGGCTCTAGCCGCCGCACGCTGAACGATGGTGGCGACGATGCGTGGCGGCTCATCTCGTCCAACGGCGAGGTAGCCGTAACGCAGATGGCTGACAGTGAGCCCGTGCCGCAGCTGGTGGCTGGTGCTGGCACCGGCACCTACACGCTCATCATGTGGGGGCCAGACTGATGGACTCCGGCCGGCTCAGAGAGCGAGTGACGGTGCAGCAGGCCACGGACAGCCGCACGCCGATGGGCGAGGCTACGCAGACGTGGGGCACCTTCGCTGAGCGTTGGGCCAGCGTCGAGGGCATCTCGGCCCGAGAGTTCTTCCTGCAGGGTCAGCAGCAGACCGAGGCCAGCCACCGGGTGCGGATGCGGTATCTGACCGGACTGACGCAGCAGATGCGTCTGCAGTGGCGTGGCCGCACGCTGGAGATCGTCAGCATCCTGGAGCACGGCAACCGCACCGAGCACGAGTTGCTGTGCCAGGAGGCGATCTAGTGGCCTTCATATCCATCACGGTGGACTCCACCGACCTGAAGTCGAAGACCGAGCAGCTGCGGAACCTGTTCGGCCAAGACGGCCGTGCGGGGCTTGCTGCCACGCTGGAGGCGGCGCTGGAGAAGGCCATCTGGCCGGCGTACCTGCGGCTGCGTGAAGTCACGCCCGTGGGCCCCACCGGCAACCTCAAGCGGGCCGCACACTACAAGACGGTTAAGTACCCGAAGGACGGGGCGGCCGTCGGCCTGATTGGCTACCGGCAGTCGCCACGAGAGCCGGGAACCGCCACCGCTGGCAGCGTGCGGATCGGAAAGAACCGTGGGTTCCACCAGTGGTGGCTGGAGTTCGGCACGAAGGATCGAGTCGTCACCAAACTTGCCGACAAGGCTTACCAGCGTAAGGGCCACACCCGGCGGATGAAGTCTGGAAAGGTCGCCACGGTCAAAGCCCACGAGGTGAAGGCTGGCCAGGGGGCCGTCATCGCTTCCAGCCTGGCGGCCCGCGGGCCGTTCGACATCAACGCCGACGGCAGCAAGTCGCAGCCCTACGCTTTTTTCATGAAGGGCAAGAAGGGCCAGGGGGCAATCCGCCTGCCGGTAGTTCGGCCTGGTGGTCGTGGAGGCCGCCCGCCCGTGCAGACCGCCTTCGAGCAGACGAAAAACCAAGTGGCCGAGATCCTGCGGCGTGAGCTCAGCATCTCGATTGAGGCCGCCATTTCCAAGATCACGCAGTCCAGCGCCGGCACCATCAGCGGCATCATCGGAGGGTAGCCACCATGCCACTCAAGTCACCTGAGCAGCTGCTGGCTAACGCCCTGGTAGCCGACCCCGCCGTGGCGGCCGTCGTGGGCCAGCGTGTCTACCCGGTCGTGGCACCGGCCTCGGCGGATCTGCCGTTCATCACCTGGCGTCGTACGGGCATCCAGCGGACGCAGACGCTATCCGGCCCCATGGGTATGGGCGTGGTGCTGCTGTCGGTGGACGTGTACGCCGAGACGTACGGCGAGGCCCGAGACATCGCCGACCGATGCCGCTCCGTTCTGGATGGGTACGGGACCGCT